AAGAGTATTTAGATGATTTAAATGTTTTAATTAATAGAATTGAATTATGCCAAGAAGATAAAGATACATTAACAATAATTTTCACCAAATTGTCTTACAGCGAAATTATGAATTTTAAGTATAATTTATTTTTCAACAGAAATGGATATGAAATTTTATACACTAGAATAAAAATATATAGAGATGATTTTGAAAAAATAATAGAAGAAGAAATACAACCAAAATTAAAAATTAACAGATTAGAAAATTTTGACTCAAGTGTAAAAATTAATGTTAATCTTTTCGAAGGATATAATACTGATGAGTTGTGTAAAACATTTGAAGATATAAATAAATATAATAGTAAATTAACAGAAACAGAATTATTATCATGCCGGTTATTTAACGAATTTAACTTTTGTATTCTTGATAATATATTTAAAACTGAATTAGAAGAATGTATAAAAGAATATTATAACGTCAAATCTTGTGGAGAAGTTTTAAATTGTTATAATTATGATCCAACAATAGATCATATTAACGCACACGATTTTATTGTTGGATTTCAAAATTTATCTAATAAAAAATATCCAAATTTTATTGATAAAACTGATGCAGATGGGTTATCTTTGTATTTTAAATTATTTAAGGCATTGTACGGTAGTTATAATAATACATTTACAACTCAAAATGTTAATGATTTTATAGAGAAAATTTTGGATTCATGTGATATTTTAAACCAAATAATAATGTCGATTTTTACAGACAGAATTAATAGTAAATTATTTAATAATGGATGTCAAGATAAATTACAAACTTTAAAAAAGAATAATTTGTTTATGATACTAAGTTGTATAATTGGATATAAAAATAAAAAAACAGATATAACTACTATTAAAAATAATTTAGAAAAATGTTTACTTTATCATTTTATGGTAAGTGATTTAAAAAATAAAGATAAAAGAGAAGATTTCAAAAATTATGATTCAATTACATATAGAGCAGGTGGAAAATATATAGAAAATGCTACAAAAAATCTATTATCTACTCCTGAAAATATTAGCAATAAATTAACACAAGAACTATTTAATAAGTTACTATGTCAATTATACATTGAAGTCAATAATCCGTGTGAAAGAAAGCTTGAAAATGGAAAAAATAAAAATGATAAACGCAGAAATTTAAAATTCTTTGAAAAGGCAGTTATGTTTTATTATTACAAAGAAAAAATACCAACTAATATGTTAGAAAATGAATTTAGCATAGAACATATTTGTCCAAATAGCAGTGAATGGGATGGAGAATTAGATAAGGATAGAACCGGAAATTTAATACCTATAATTTCTACAATGAATAGTTCACGAGGAAATAAACATATAAAAGAATATTATAAAACCAAGGATGGAGAATCATTTTGTGAATTTATAAAAGAGATTATACCCAAAATTAATGTATATGACAATATTGTTTCTCATGAAAAAAAACCAACAATCGTAAGTAATGAATTATATAATAATATGTGTGAAGAAAATGAAGAAAAATATAAACAAAATTTTATTGATTGTTTATTCAATAAAAAAAATCGACTTAAATCTTTAAGGGTTTAAATCGTTACTACTGGTACAATTGACGAATATTAACCATCATCGCAGTTTGACTACCATTTACCTTTTTTAACAGTTATTTGTTGACCCGTTGTTTTCTTTTTTGATTTACTTGGGTCATATGCTTCATCTTCATCATCAGAACCCATTCCTTTAGATATTTCCCAAAACTCTTTTGAACCTAATTTAAAATCTGGTCGGCCTTCGGCTTTATACCAAAATATTTGGTCATTCAATTTATTTGATTTTGCATTATTATTTATCACTAAACATTCATAATTCTCTGTTGTTTGGTCCATAACAGAATTGAATGATTCGAGTGTTGGAAACATTGATGCATAATTTTCCCATATTCTTTTTCTATTTGTCATGTATGGTTCTCTTAAAATGAATACATAATCAATATTTGTTCTCAAATTGGGTGGTATACCTAAAGGATATTGCATTGTAATAATAAGCATTATTTTCCAATGTCTTCCATTCATAAAAAGTAATCTCATTAGCTTATCACGTGTCCATGATTGGTCGTATAAACAATCATCTAATATGACAAATGCTCTAGGGTCGATTGTTGTTCTGCCATATTGTTCCGTTTCTTTATTTACTTGTTTAAGAACAACTTTTTGTCTTCTTAATATATTTTCGATTAAAACTGAATTATATTCTTCATGAATAAATAATTTAGGAACATGAGAAGCATAAAACCCATTTCCGGCTTCAGTCCCTGAAATAACTGTTCCTATAGGAATATCTTGATGATGATATAATAAATCTCTTACTAAATACGATTTTCCAGTATCACGACGTCCTATCATGACAATAACTGGGCCTTTATTTTCATCCGGTTTAAATGTTATTGTACGCATATCAAATTTTTTTAATTCTAATGTCATTTATATATATTTAAATGTATTTTAATAAATATTTAGAACGCATATACATACAGGTCATTCAAATAGAATTATAGTTCGATTTGAATGTTTTTTATACAAGTTTAAGAATATATTTGATATTTCGTTAAATCACTTGAATATAATATTCTTTTGAAGTATATAATGTCTAAATTCAATATTAATTATCAAAAAATAACAAAACCGATTCTCAAGAATTTAGAAGAATTTTCTGAAGAAAAACACGAACAAAAAGGCGACGAAAAACACGAACAAAAAGGCGACGAAAAACACGAAGAAAAAGACGATTTGTATAAAGAGAAATATAATTATTATCCGTTTCATATATCAAAAATTCAATGTTACAATCCAATTTATGATATATTTTTTCAAATGAATGATTCAAATTATGATTCTATATCACTAAATAATAAATATCATATTTGTGATTTAAATACAGTAATTAATTACGTAAATAATGATTCTCTAACTGGTTCTCTAATTAAACGCAAAATATTTATTAAATTTGCACCATTATTAGATCCAATACGGTTTTTAATCGGTAGATATAAAAATAAAAAAGAAGATTTAGTAATTCTGCCGTCTTATAATAACAAATCAATTGATAAATTAAGTAATCCAAATAATGCATCCTATGTAGATAACTTTTTTTGTTATTTATCGAGTCAATTATTACATCATCATAATTGTAAAAATGCAATCGATTATTATGGTTCTTTTTTAGGCATTCAAGAAAAATATAAATTTAATGCTGCCGATGACATTGAATATTTGGGACAATCTGATTATTTTATAAAAAATAAGGGAAAAATATATGAAATTGAAGAGGTGAATAATCCATTTGCAAATTTCGGTTCTCGCAATAATAAAAATAAATTACTCATTCATAACAATTCAATAGATGATTGTGATATTGATGACATTATTGAGATTAACGATGCAACAGATATGAATGATGCAACGGATATAAATGATGCAACGGATATGAACGATGCAATAGATATGAATGATACAACTGATATGGATGATACAACAGATTGTGTATATGATAAGAATGCATCAGATACAAATTCTACCAATAGTTCGAATAATAGTGATATAAATTATTCTGATGAGGATGACGACGAAGATGACGACGAAGACGAAGGCAAAGACGAAGATGACGACGAAGACGAAGGCAAAGACGACGAAGACGAAGACGACGAAGACGAAGACGACGACGACGACGACGACGAAGATGAAGACGAAGATGAAGACGAAGAACCACAATTAAATGCTTTTTTATATAATTTTCCGGTTCAGATGATTTGTCTAGAGAAATGCAAAGGAACATTAGATGAATTATTTGTGAAAAAACAACTAGATATAGATTCTTGTGCAAGTGCATTATTTCAAGTAATTATGAATCTAATTATTTATCAAAAAGCATATCATTTTACACATAATGATTTACATACAAATAATATTATGTTTATTGAAACAGAGGAAAAATATATTACATATAAGTATTCAAATAAGTATTATAAAGTGCCAACATATGGAAAAATATTTAAGATAATCGATTATGGAAGAGCTATTTATAAATATAAAGGGAAAACATTTTGTAGTGATAGTTTTGCATCAGATGGTGATGCCCATACACAATATAATTTTGAACCCTATTTTAATAAGAAAAAACCGCGATTAGACCCCAATTACAGTTTTGATTTTATATTGGATGTAGAGGATGAGAACGAATCAGATTTTATCCCAGACGAATTGCAAAGAACAATTATTCGTTGGATTACGGACGATAATGGAAAAAACGTATTATATATGAAAAATGGCGATGAAAGATATGAGAACTTTAAACTGTATAAAATGATTGCAAGAACGGTTCATTCACATACACCGAAAGCACAATTGGACGACCCTTTTTTTCATCAATTTAAAATAAAAATGGATGAAAAGAGAATAAAAAATGCGGTTGATTTGATTGATATTGATATGATACCATGTTATGCTTAGATATAAACAATTCAAATAATCTAAAATCCGGGACTATCTGTAAAAATTTGTGCAGTTTCCATATTCAAGGTTTTATTTTCTGTAACAATATTAAAAAAATCGCGAATAGAACCTTTCATATAGAAAAATCCATATGCAGCACCAAACGCTGAAGTGAAAACAATAACCGCATCACGAATAATATATTTCAATGGTTTTATTTCTTTTTCTAAATATTTCATTTCAACTAGTTTTATTATAATAAAGAAAATCGTGGTGAAAATCGCAAAAAGGAATAAGTTCTCCATGTAGTATGTATAAATAAAAGGTTTCATATTTTATTTTTATAAAATACGAATTGATAATTGATATTATATTCTCTTCAAAATAGTTAAACCATTATTATTATTATATTTTTCAAATAGTTTCCATTCTTTATTTTTTTCCAAAAATTCATCAATTGCTTTACCTAAACCGCAATTAATTTCTTCTATACTGAAACCACTTTCAATTGATTGTTGAGTTGCATTCCAATTCGACCGAATTGTTTCTCCATATATTT